CTTGGTTGTACGAAGCTAAAGATGCTTATTAATATTTCCTCTTCCAAACACTGGCTTTCGCCAATCTAGGTTGAGGGGTGTGAACGACTGTCTTAAGTTTTCCAACCACCCAGGAGTTGTCAGTCCCTGGGCCGGACAATTGATATTGCTATGAAACATAGTACATCGAAAGTCACGACCCCTGACAGGCTTACCAGACCCGCTACGTCGGATCCATCGCGTGGGACCGGTTGGCACCGGAGCACTGCGAATACGCATTGTTTCCAATACATAGAGTAAGTCACTGTCAGCGCCGCCGTCACCGCCACGGAGAGCTTAATCGGTGTACCAACCTTCTTCTTCATCGGAAGAATCCTCTTTAGGATCTTCCTTAGGAATAATTTTGGCCTTTTCGTTAAGCAACGCCGCTTGGGTGAGGGTTATGCCTTTCAGTGCACGAGCTCGCCAGCCGAGCCACAATGCGTAGACCGAAGAGAGAGGCTGTTTCACGTTGGACTTATCATCGGTGTCTCTCGTTTTCACGAGTTGACCTCTGAATAACCCAATTTGATCAGCCCGCTCCTCGATCACGCCCATAACTTGTTTAAGGATATGGGACGCTTGGTCCGCACGTAACCGGATACCGAGCTTTTGTAAATGCTTCATTGATGCTTCCGCTTTCTCCCAGGACGTGTCAAAAGCCACAATAGCTTTATTGACGGAGACTTCGACGAGCCTCTCCACAGGTGAGGGTAGGTACAGCCCCCCATGGATGCGGTATTTAGCCGCACCCTTAAGGGACTGTCCGACCCCCCAGTAGAATTCACTCGCTACGTTGTCAACTCTCTCCCGGATCGGCTTAAGGACCTCTATGAGGGCCTGACACCAACCCGCGATAAAGAGCTGCTCGGCAGCGGTAAAGGCTACCTTCAGTGAAGGGCCTGTCGAAGCCAACCAATCAATCCAGTTAGGACGACTAATGGCAGTCCGGGCGTCGGGGTGCTGTAGGATGACCAGCAGAGCGCGGAGACGAGTTGGGATTGACTCCCACCTCGCACCCGTTTTCTGTGAGGCCTTCCATCGAGCTCCGAATGCTAGCGCGATGTTAGCAATGCTTGTTGTGACACCGGAAAAGGAGACCCGTTGAACCGCCGCGATACATGCCGAGAGCGAACTCTGCGACACGGACCACAACGTCCAAGGGAACGCCAAGACCGGCTCACCGGCGAAGTAAACGACTTTTGCAAACTCCAGACTTCTATTTCTAGAAATCATGGATTTTGCTAGGCCGATTTCCACACCAAACACTGCGCATAACGCCTGATACTGCTTAGCGACCGCCTCATCAGCAATGACGAGGTCATCGCCAAGCAGAGCATAAAGCTGGAAGAATCCAATGTGACCGGCACGCGAAGCAGCCAGCTGCACGAGAACGTGATGAGCAAGGGAGAACGTCGCCCATGACGACAGGGCCCCCATCGGTTGCCCTACAGAGTACTTCATCATTATCGGGCCCTTTCCAGGGACCGACTTTAATGGAGCCTTGTAGGAACGACTAACGAGGAGTTCCTGCCACCAGTAAGCGAACGTGTACCCAAACATCACCTCCAATAGTGCCCGTTGGAGCTCAACCGGGAACCGATCCGTCGCAGCGGACAGATCAAAGGAATAAAAGGTTACATCCTTCTTCGACTCGGTCATCCGCAAAAGCCTTTTCACAGGCCGATGCTGATCGAACGCGCCGTCGGTAGGAATGCCGCCTAATATATCCATTAACCAGTCATGCAACGGTTTCAGTGCGCATTGAGTCCAATAGTCCACTATTGCGAAGACCCGAACCTTCCCCGCAGGCTCCAATTTGACACTCAAACGGCCGGATTCGACACTGAGACCTCGAACGGGGTTCGGAGTCACAGATGCCTCTTCCTCCATAAGAGTCCAAAAGGAGCGTGTGGTATTAACTTGGCCCATGGCGGAGAGGAAATCCCATAAGAGATCTCCCCACCGTCCAGAAATCCAAGCGTGCGCTGATCGACC